TCAATGTATTAAGTGTGTTCACTTGTTAACCGAGTTCACTTGTTAACCGAGTTCAAATGTTAACCGAGTTCATTTGTTAACAGGGTTCACATCCCTTGGACTCGGCTGGTAATGAGAACCATTCTCTCGACACGCCGAATTGACACATGACGTCAAGTCCGGTATATTGTAAGCATCGACCGACCAAGAGATGGAGGACAGGATGCATAAGGCACTGAGCGGCAAGGGATACATCCAAGGAGGCGAGGGGGTGTTCATCACCTCAGCCGGGGAGGTCTACGCCTACCACGACGGGGAGATCACGCCAATGACCGTCACTGATGACCCAAGGGGGTACGCTGACCTTGAGGGCAGCTGGGCGGCTCTCGCCTGAGTGCCACCACGACACGCCATGTCAAGGAATTCCTTGCACAGACGGATGATGTCTTCCGTAGCATCACCTTACCTTGGCTGCGCAAGGCCGTCAAGGACAGGCGGCAGATTGACGGGGCAGTACGTGAGCCGGTATGTCGCAAGACATTCACCATGGCCAAGCTATGACACTACCCCCCCCCCGGCGTGATTGCGAAATGCGACACGCCGGGGTTGACAACGGAATACCAAAATGATATATTAAAACCATAATAACAAGAGGAGGCAGCAATGCAACGGCAAACATTCATTGACAGCATGAAAGAGCGCGGATACAGCATAATCGCCACCATCAACGACAGCATAAGGCGACCAAAGAGGATATCACGGTACGATTGGTGCCGCTCGCCACTTACGGCGTCCACATCAACACACCAACCGTCAAGGACGCCACGAACACCGAAACGCTACGAATTATCGACGCCCTGACCGTCCAGCCCTGACAGCATACATGCGGGTGCAAGTCCCGCAAGGGCACGAAAAAAGCCATCTATTTAAGGAGTGGTGACAATGGCTGAAAGAATCGCAATCCTCGGCGGCGAACCGTATAGTAAATGGGTCGAGCGAGACGACACGCCGCAGCTGCTTTTTAGGACATACTGCCGCATGTGGCCGGAAGGCACCGCAGAATGCGTCGCAATCGGCGACGAATTCTACATCCGCACCAACGATGGCGAAATGCGTCACGTCTGCGACGACACGGATTTTGAAGACGAGACCGCGTGGTGCGCGCAATGTGGTACGCCACTAGACAGCACATACTATGATTGCAACGCCTGCGGGTGCGACGCAATCCTCTGCGGGACATGCGAGGGAAGGTCGGACGGTGGTTGTTATTGCCCACGGCACCGCGGCAACGGAATGCTCTTGGCCTCCAAGGAGGCCGAGTACACCTACCCGTACGCCTTCGGCGACGGTAAGCAGTTCACGTTCGGGGTGGAGATCGAGATTGAATCCGAGCTTGACGCCGACTTTGCAAAAGACATTGCGGAATCGAATCTTATTGCCGGCTGGGACAATGACCCATCACTGGGGTCAGGCGGCGTCGAACTGCAGACCAATATCCTCGACATGTCCAGACTCCCCGCCCTACGGGAGATCATCGGACGCATACCCGACTACGGTGATGACGCGGGGGGGCACATCCACGTAGCGCGCACCCTCAACCAGTGCTCGAGCCGCTGGTATTGGGCATTGCGCGGACTGGACGAAAAACAGTGCGCGCGACTCAACGCTCGCCACCTGTCCAACGACTACTGGTGCGAGCTCAGACATGGAGAATACGACGGAAAACATACGGCCGTAAACGGCGAGCACGCCGACACGATCGAACTGCGCACGTTTGACTGCTGGTATGCGGGCAGCGCCGACAAGCTCGAACCGGCGGTCAAGTGGATACGTGCCATGTGGCGGTTTTTCGAAAAACACCCCCGCGGCACCATTAAGGCGGGCGTTATTGAAAAATACGCCTCATGCATGGCCGATAGCGTGATCGACACGCCACGCCTCACCCTTAAGGATCGTCTCGACGCGGCACGCCGCGCAGCAGTCGCGCGAAAGGCGATAGAGGCACTGGAGCGCAAGGAGCGCGCAAAAGAGATTCGCCGCAATGTCGAAGCCAATATTAGGGTCTCACGTCGTGCGCGTGCGAGCCACGGTGACACGCGCCGCGCATATCAGGCATGGTGTAATAATCAGAATCGCCGCGCAGTCCGGCGCAAGAGTATCGAGGCACATCTTGCTAAATCAGCATACCCTTACGTTTTTCCGTCACGCAATCTGCGACCGCTGCACATCTATCTTAAGTACGCTACAAAAATGATTGTGGACCATGGCGAATCATACCGCAGCCTTGACTATTTTCGTATTTACCATGCCGCCGGTGGCGAGGTGATATGGGACGGCTACGACTATTCGCGTCACAGCCGCGCCGATGCTCAATGGGTACTGGGAAACATTATGTGCAGCCGCAAGGCTCGCGCCTCCCACGGTAAGCCGACCGTGGAATCGCTGGAGCGTACCGCACTGCGCCTATACAAGCGCGCCGGACGCCCCGGACTGTGCGCGCGCTACGCGCAAATACGCGAGAATATCGCCAACGCCTGACAACCAATTGTCCGGGGGCGGGAACATCCCGCCCCCACCGTTTAGAAAAGAGGAAAAACCAAAATGTGTGTGATCGTTACCGCAGTCCCCGGCGCAATGCCGGAACCATGCGACATTCTCGCCATGAGTGAGGCTAATCCGGACGGTGGCGGTGTCAGCTGGTGGGATGGTGAGCGACTGAGGGTTTTCAAGAACATCAACCCGCTGAAAGTGGTGGGATTCATCTTCAGCCATTGGGCGCAGCTCAGGAGTGCGCCATGCCTGATTCACTTCCGCCTCGCCACACATGGCGCGGTAGGACCGCGCAATTGCCATCCGTTCCGCACCGATAGAGGCTATATCGCGCATAACGGCATCGCCTACCCTTTTGAAGACGGGACGTACGCTTCAGACTCTCGCAACATGGTCGAGGCGTGGGTTGACAGCGGATACGACAACAGCGTGTTCGACGGTCAGGGACTAGTCGCCCTCATCACCCCGCACGGTTGCCTGAAATGGCTGGAGGGTGAGCCGATCGAATACTCGCGCGGTGTATGGGTTTCCAATATGTTTTGGAATATCTGATAGATTTTCAGGCGTGTCGCAAGGCGCGCCCTGATATAATAATAATGAAACCAAAGAAATGAGGTATCCAATGAACCCATCAGAATATTTCCGCAACAAGGCTGTGACATATTTGGCTTGTGTATCCAACGTGGCACTCAACGCCGGCGTAGATGCGGTAGGCGTCATTGTCGCGCTTGATATCGCACTCCCGTACTCGCCACGAGACTATCAGAACGCGCTCACCGCATGGCTGCAAGGACGCTACAACGTATGGCAGAGCCGCATAGACGCCTATGAGGCGAACCCAACCGACGAAAACCTTGCGGTCATAGCCAGACTGGCACTCAGCGAACACACCCCCCACACCCAACAGGACTACGACGACATCGTGGAACGCGCGTACCGGCTCGCGGTAGACGAAACGCTTATTCAAAACGAACTCGAAAAAAGGAGGAACAATGGCAAATGACAAACGCTATGACGTGCTCAGCCGGATAGCAGCCGTGCAACGGTCGATCGAAGCGGTGAAACGCACCGCCGAAGGATACGGCTACAAGTACGCCACGTTGAACGACATTTGGCAGCTCGTCAAGTCAAGCATGGAGGAAAACGGTTTGGGCTGGACCGCGGTAAGCGCCAGCGAAATCATCGGCGCAGACACGGACATGCCAACCGTCTACAACACGCTCACTGTCGCCATCTACGAGATTGCGCACGAGGGTGAAAACCTCATGGACATGGTGAAGCACGGTGAGGCGGTAAGCAGCAGCTACACGTATCCGGCCGCGGCAGCACAACAGGTGGGAAGTTTCGAAACCTACTATAGGCGCTACGGACTCATCCATCTGCTCGGCCTCACCACCGTAATGGATGATGACGGAAAAGCCACCGCCCCCCTCCCACGCCCGTCCCTTACTGAAGAATTCAACTGAAAGGAAAAACAATGGCAAACGACATGCTCGAAATCGAAGCTGTAGGCGAAATCCGATTCGTCCACATCAAGGAAAAATACCAGTCCGACTCGGCGAAACAGCGCAGCATCGAACCAAGCTACCAGTTGCAGCTCGCATTCCCGAAGAACGGTGACGTGCATAAGGAACTCGTGGCATCCGCGAAACAGTTGGGCGTGCGCGCCAACGGCGACAACCTCCGTTACAAGGATGGTGACCTCATCACCCTCAAGGACGGCACCCAGCCGCAGCGCGGCAAGTGGCTCATCAACCTCTCATCCAAGTGGAAGCCCAGCATTGTAGACCAGAATGCCAACGACATGGAACTCGCCGAAGAACCGGGCGACGGCACGCTCGCCAACGTCGCATTCAAAATCGGCAGCACGAAGGAAGGACGCCTCACCTACTTCCTCACCGGCGTGCAACTGCTGCGAGTCGAAAAGAACAACACCCCCGCCCCCCACAAGTTTGGCGCATACACGCAGCTGACCACCGAGGACGAGGGTGCCGGAGAACCGGAACCGGAATTCTGACCCAATCATGAACGCGCCAATCCACTACAGTGACGACACGCTGATTGACGCGCTCACCACATGCATGAACATCAGCCAAGCCGCGAAAGCACTCGGAGTGTCACGCGGCTGGCTGTTCCCACATGCGAAACGGTTGGAGCGCGAAGGCAGAATCCTGCCAAAATCAATCATGCCCGCATATTTCAAACCAAAGGAAGAACAATGACGAAATTCCTAGACACCCCCCCCACCAATGTTCGAAAAAGCACCGTATTCAACATGGCGCTCAAAAACAATCTCGGCAAATGGGCTGAGTACCACTCCTACAGGAAACGCAACGTGGCGAACGCCACCGCCTACCATATCCGCAAGCACCTCGTCGCATGGACGGAACCGCAGGTCGAATACGCCGCGGTGACACGCCGCAAACCGGACGGCACCTACGCCGTATGGGTCAGCGCCGTCAGCATCAAGGAGGACACCAATGCCGAAACTGAATAATCACAAACAGGAACCCTTGGAATCCACCATCCAAAACCGTCTCATCAAAATCTTGGAACAGCAAGGATGGTACGTGCAGAAAACCGAAGGACGCTCACGCAACGGTTTCCCAGACGTGACCGCCGTAGACCCCTTCGGCAACGTGTGGTTCATCGAACTGAAACGCACGGTCGGCAAGCCAAGCCCAGACCAGTGCCGCGAACTCAAAATGCTCGCCGAACATAACGCGAACGTCATGCTCCTCTACGGCAAGAAAGCCGTAGACACCATACTGTTCTACAAAAACTGGGTGGACATGACGAACGTCTACCACTATATCCTCATCGTCGATTCTGAAGGAAAAATGAGATGGACGAAAGAAATCTGACATACCGAATCTTCGAAGACCGTGAGACATGGCTCAAGGCCCGCGAAGAGACCATAGGCACATCCAGTCTCGCGCATTTCATCGCCACCGGACAATTACCATCCCCCCCGCCAGAAGTTCCCGCAGTGCAGTCAGCATTGCAGTTCGGCAGCATTTGGGAACCAATGCTCGTCCAACTGTACGCGAGACACCTCCAACTGACCGTCGTGGACAAGAACACTCCGGTCAATCGGTTGGAGAACGGACAGCTCGCGTGGTATGACAACAGCTTCTACACGGACGGACGCCTGCACGTCTCATTGGACGCAGCCTACCGCGACTATAAGGGAGTGCTGCACACCGTCGAAGTGAAAACCGGAAGCAAACCATCATATGCGTTCCTCAACGCTGAACAGCGTCGCCAGTATTCAGCCCAAGCGCAGATAGAAGCCCGCATGATGGGCACGGAACGTGCGGAAATCATCTACGCGCAACGCCCCCCGTCATGGGAGACGATGAACGCAGAATACATCACCGAACGAATCAAGGAAACACTCGACATCGTAATCATCCCGGACGTAATGGACGCGAGCGAATTGGAACGATACGCCACAGAATACGAGCGTGCGGCACAGCCGACGGACAATGACGGACAACATTTGTTGGTCGAACTTTTGGAGGCGAAAGACCAGTACGAGACGTTGAAGGAACGGCTGGCCGCATGGTTGGAAGAACACCCCGGCGAGCGAGTGTCACGCTCTGGACACGTCGCAAGAATGGTGGAAACCACGCGTACAACCACCGATTACAAGGCGTACTTCAGCCAGCACCCGGCAGACCTAACCCCATTCCAGAAAACTTCGACAACCACCCGACTCAGTGTAGTAAAGGAGAAGAAAAATGCATGAGTTCATGTTGAACTGCCTGTACATGCTCGTCATCATCCTGTCCGTACTTGGAAGCACTGCGGCAATCCTCATCCTCATCGGCGCGGTCAAAGGCATCATCGACCTCATCAACCATTCCGACGATGAAGAGTGACGTATCCGAATGGCTTGACAGCGACGCTTGGGCTGACGTTGAGAAAATGCGTCAGCCCAAGCCAATGCCCCCAGCCAGAAAGAAGAAGACAGTCACCCACTACGCCGACATGACACCCGAAAAGGCGGCGCACAAGCGGAAGCTGAAGAAAAAGTGGGTGAACGAAAACCATGAGAGAATGCTCGACTATTGGGTGCGATACCGGAAACAGCATCGTGAGGAAACCCAAGCCGCCTGCCGCAAATGGCAGAAGAAATTCCGTGAAGAGCATGGCGTCAGCTATCAGACTTGGCGCAACTGGCGTAAAACGCCCGAAGGACGCGAGCGCATAGCCGCATGGGAAGCCGAGCATGGGAAGGAAACGCAGTGAGGGCTTTCATCTTCGACGAGGCAGGAACCGGCAAAACGAAACGCAGCATGGATTTGCTGGATGATGCGGAACATATTCTCGTCATCTGTCCGGCAAGCGTCGTGAAAACCGCATGGTTGCCGCAAATTAGCCAATGGTCGCATGGCAAGGCCATGACCATCGACGACTATCGCAAGCATGGCTGGACGGAAGACTACCGTTTCCTCGTGGTCTCCTACAATATGGCCGGGAAGCTGGATGATGTGCCGGACGGTTTCAGTCTCATCGTGGATGAAAGCCACATGGTGAAGAATCCTAGGAGCGGACGTTCCAAAGTCGTGAAGGGTATCAGCGACCTCGCAGCGAACGTGTTGATGCTGACGGGCACGCCCGCTCCGAAGGATTTGGAAGACCTGTACGGGCAGACCGTAGTCATGTATCCGCACGCCAAAGACAGGATAGCCCTATTAGGCGATTCGTGGCGCACTCTAGGAGCTTTCAGGGTACGGTACGGTAAACCACACACGATGAACATACAAGGGCGTCTCGTGGTCAAATACACGTACTCCAAGCCCATGGTCGAGGAAGCATGCCAGCAATTGCAGAAGCTCGTATTGGACATTCGACGCGGAGGAAACCCGCTACCCGCAGTGGAATGGCTGCCAAGCCCGAAAACAGAACAGGAGGATATGGCGCTCGAACAGTGGACGAACACCCACCAATTGGCCGAAGACGTGTACGCGGCGAGCGCGAGCGCCGCAGCCGTCAAACTCGCCCAACTCGACGATGGATTCGCCTACAAGACCGAAGACCGCAGCGAATCATACTGGTTCGGCGTGTCCAAACTCAAAACCGTCTACAGTGAAGCCAAGAGACGCGAAGACCCGACGCCACTGCTCGTATGGACACGGTTCAAAGCGGTGAGAGACGAAATCTACCGCACATGGACGCCATGCACCGACGCGAAAACGTTCCTCGCCATGACCGCCCAAGAACGCGGAAAATACCGGCTCATAGTCGCCAACCCGCAAAGCATGGGCACCGGCGTAGACGGATTGCAGCATCTCATCAAAGACCAGATATGGCTCGACCTCCCATGGACATACGCCGACTGGGAACAAGCCAACAGAAGACTGGTACGACGCGGCAGCCCCTATCAGGGACAACAGCGCATACTCGTACCGGACACGCCATGGAACCGCAAGGTCATGGACGTGATAGAAGGAAGGAAAACACTCGATGACATCGTTAAAAACGAAAAACAATTGGGATGAGACAATGGAAAACGTCAACAATGCGCTACGGAAGGACACCGGCACGTCCGTTGATTCCATGAACCCGCCACTCCCGCCGTCTGAATACGAGCAACCGCGAATCTACCAGCGCATCATCCACAATTTCGAACGCATCGAAGACATGCTGACCGGCGACAAGGCTGAAGAGTATGGTGACCCGCAGGCCATGTGCCGCCGCATCGGACAACGATGGTTCGGAGCGGAATCAGCAGAAGTGGACGTAGCACTTATGATGGCCGAACTGAAAATCGAACGCATCAAATATGACCGAAGCAAGGAAGACTCGTACATTGACGCCATCGCCTACCTCGCAATGGCATTGGCATTCATGCAGGAAAGGAAGAAGAATGATTAACGTCATCCGTAGCGTAGTACTGTTGAAGGCAACACGCGAAGAATGGCAAAGAATAGAATCAGGGAAAAGCCAGTTCGAACTCTGCAACCGCGCATCGCCATACGATACGGTTGTCTTCCTCTTCATTGACGCCACAACCGGAGAACACCTCGGCAACGCCATCATCCTCTCGGAAACCACGTTCGGCGGCTGGGAGAACGGCAGTTGGACATGGAATATGTTCGCAAAGCTTACCGGCATGACCGTACAGGAACTCAAGGAACGGTTCCCCGTCGAAGCGAAAGCGAAATGCCCATCCGACTATGAAATGTACCTGTACGAAATCAAACCGATAAGCGACAAGGAACTGTTGCAACACCTTTGCAATCCGAACGAGTAAGGAGAAGAAATGCTGAACGACATTACCATCGAACAGTGCGTGGAACATCAAGACCTCATCCTGCCATACACGGAAAAACAGTTGAACCCCAACTCGTATGACGTGACACTACAGGACAACATTATTACCTTCGTAAGGGACGTGAAAGACGGGTACGCGGACGGCTGCGACCACACGCTACACGACATTCACACAAAGCCCGTCAAAATCGTCGGACACTACATGCTCCAGCCCGGACAGTTCGTACTGGGCGCGACCGTGGAGAAAATCAGCCTACCGGACAATATGATGGCACGGTTCGACGGGAAAAGCAGTCTCGGCAGACTCGGACTCTGCACGCATGTGACCGCAGGATTCATCGACGCCGGATTCATCGGCACCATCACCGTCGAACTGAAAAACGAAAACAGCTTCCCCATCATGCTGAAGCCGGGTATGAGAATCGGCCAAGTGTCATTCGAATATTTGAATGCGGCTGCGGCGAAACCGTACGGCATGGTCGGCCATTATCAGCATCAGAAGGCTCCGCAGCCTGCGGTGGAGGTTTGACATGGGTGTCAGACTACCCCGCCAATGCCTGAACTGCGGATGCTATATGACGTTGAAAAACTGGTATCCAGAAATGCTGTGCGAAGACTGCAAGCATGACATTGACTCGGCGTTGACGGATGAGAACAGACAGGAAGGATTGGAGTATCCGGATGAGTGTTATTAGAGCACTGGCACACCTCGACCCGACTCTATGTCGGCATTGCCTGAAGAACTCACCAATAAAGAAATGTACCTGTTCGGCGGGTACTGTCCGAAAATGTTGGAGGTTGCGCGGTGGCCGTTGAACAAGACTGGCGTGACAGCATGAAATACTATCTCAGCCCCGAACAGGCGGACGCCGTGAGAATGCGGAGCATCGCACGATACGGCAAGGACACGCAGACCACCGTCTGCATGGAGGAGTGCGCCGAACTCATTCAGGCAATCAGCACGCTCAAACGCTACAATCCCGAAGACCCCACCAACAAGGTGGGTCGCAGCGAGCTTGTCGAAAACCTGTATGAGGAAATGGCCGACGTGCTGATATGCTTCGACCTGCTGACTGAAATCTACGGATTGAAGCCGAGCGACGTGCGTCGCATGATAGACCATAAGGTGTGGCGCATGAAACGCAGGATGGAAGCGCAGGGCGAGAAGTTCTAATGGAAACCCTGAAACTCATCGCCTGCACCATCATCCTGCTTGGATTCGTCGCAACCATCATGTTGGTGTGCGATGCATGGGACACGCGCATGTTCATCCTATATGTGGTGATGGCAATCCTGACGGACATGCTGTGCATTATGTTTGGATGATTAAAGAGAAACCCCCAGCATGAACCTTGCTGGGGGTCAGGGAGAAACCAAAGGAGGGCTGTTGGTAAAAACTTCCAACAGCCCTAATCATAGCCAGTCAGCGGCACATTGTCAAATACCATTCACTGCCGGACTCGGTACCAATGGCAACATACCTCGGCTCGCCCGAAGAAGCGCCCATATAACGGCCCCACAGGAAACCGTCGGCATAAATGCCCCAACCATCCAACACGACCTTCTGGCCGCGCACGTAATCGGCGACAACCTCACCCTTCACGGACGGCTCGGTACGCACGTTCAACGAATCAACCGACACCTCATACGTGGTGGCAATCACAGTCGGAGACGGGTCGACCACCGGCACAGGAGCCGGATTCACCGGAGTGTTAGCACCAACGCCAGCATACTTGTCCCAAGCGGCCTTGTCGCCTGCGAAATAGTTCAAATCAAGCGAACCCGCATAACCGCCGATATGACCGTTCGACGTGTACTGGCGCATCGGATACGCCACGTACGACCAAATCGAATCGGCATCCTGCCAGCCGACCGCATCCATGGAAGCATAACACGCCTCCCAGATACCGCAATCATGCTTGCCGCAAATATCCTTGATGAACGGAAGTTCCGAACGCTGAGCATACACGAGAGGCTTCACACCAGTCAGACGAATATACTGGTAAAGAAACTCGTCCAAGTAGGCGCGATTGCCCCAAGCCGCGTTATCGTCGCTCTCCCAATCCACACACGGCACATACTTGCCCAAATAACCCTTCGTATGCTCGGCGAAGAAATACGCCTCCTCAGAAGCGTTCACGCCACGAATGTAATGCATGTAGCCGACCGCAAGACCACGGGCCGCAGCAGCCTGAATCTTCGCATCGGCACCAACCCACACGGAATCGACCAGACCATTGTCAGTCGTCAGTTCGCCGGCACCCCAAGTGCACTGCACTACGACACCATCCGTGTCAATCCTGGAAACGTCGCAATCGGCCTTCCAATTGCTGATATCCACAAACCTCATTATTCAGAAACCTCCTTAATATGCTTGCCAGCAACCTTCGCCTTTTCAGACATTGCGAAAGACGCCGGACTGATTGAATCCGTCTTGCCGCTCGACGCGACGCACGTCAACACGCTTGCGATGGCCGCGACCAAGGCGATGCCGCCGACATTCAGCCAATCCACGTCGAACAGGCCGACGCCACCGACCACGCCAGCTGACAATGCGGCCTGACATGCGGTGCGGATTGCACGCTCGAACGTGTCAACCCAAAAATCCTTGGTGAACAATATTCTGCTCCTTACTATTATCGTTTCCCAACGGTTCTATTGTACTCCTAAGCTCGTCAGGAAGCCGTGGCTTCGGATACCGCTCCAAAAACTCCGGGTCGAGAACATTGCAGAGTTCGCTCAGCCAATGCCCGATGGCTCGAATGTACGAGGTTTTCAAATCGTCCTGATAGCGTAACCTATCGCGCTCGCTGACGAATTCGGCCAGTTTCTCATCCTGCCTGTCAATTTCCCGCTGCATGTTCAGTTGGGCTTCGGAAAGTCTTCGATAGGCTTCGGACAGGTTGGTCTTGTTGTTTTGCATCCATGTGACGAGTGCGACGATGATGGCGCAGATGCCGGTGATGAACGCTACGGTGACTTCAGTGCTCATATGGCACTATTTTAGCCGATATAGTAGGAGAAAATGGTGGAAACGATACGGTTTCCAGAAGGGCCGCCAGCGTATCCGATACTTACGTGTCCGTCTGTTGTAACGGATGCAGTGGTCGGAAAGTAGTTGTCTCGCGTAGGCGCGTACACTCCTTCGCTGGCTACCGGATAGAACGCGCTGTTGTTCACCTGCCCCACGTTCACGGTAGAACCCCAGCCGGTCAGATTGATAGTGGCGGTCGACACATCGACGTACGCCACACCGTTGGAAGCCCACATGTATACCTTATTGCTTCCAAAATGAATGTCGCACCACGTCATGTTCCATCCACGCCACCCATCGCCTTTTCTGACATAATCGCAATTATCGGCCACATTATGCAATAGCGTGCCTTCAGGCACAGTGGTCAGGGCATCGCGCTGAGCGGAAGTCTGCACCCGCAGCATGTCACCCTTCAAAGCTGCGCCAATATACGTCTGCGTGATGACCACACCAGCAGCGGCAGTATTCGACACGCCAGCCGGAAGCAGCACCTGCGCCAAAGCCAACGCGCCATCCGGAACGTCAGGAGCCACGGGCGTTGCAGCGGCCACACCCCGCACGACTCCGAAAATCGGATTGTCCGAACTGTCAGACATTGGGGAGCGCGTCTCGTTCTGCTTCACATACACCACGTCGATACGAGAATTGGCGGACGGTGCCGCGGACAATGGCACGTTCGCATTGCCATCATTCTGCAACAATAACGCGCCGTAACGGTTCAAGACTGCGTTGAACGGGTGAACCGTCACGCTCATGGAATTACTGTTGCCCGTCACGAGATTGTCCTGCGAACGGTCGAGAATGCCCGCGATGGGCATCATCGTCGTATTGTCGCAGACGAAAAGCCCGCTCATGTCGCGGCGCGCATCCAAAAACGACGCCTTGCCGGACACTGCGAACAGACTATTCCTCAATGCCATTGTCAATCTTTCCTTTCAAACGTTCCTCAAGCCGGTCGATACGGTCATGGGCGAGATGGGCCTCATGGATGGCCCACACGCCCAGCATCGGATAGTTGATGCCGCACGGCTCATAATCGTCATTATACTCGACGAACTGCCCCAAACCGTTATCGTCCAAATCCTCGGCAATCATACCCAAATGGACCGTCGCACTGTCCCCGTTCAGATTCACGTCATCAATGTAACGGTAGAGCGTCCAATCCACGGCACGCATCTGCTCCAACGTTATTTCCGGCATGAGGAAATCCTGCTTCACCTTGCGGCTGGACTGGGCGGTGCCCATCGTGCCATCGGACAATGCCCACACGGCACGCCATGAGCCGGTCGAAAACAGGTTATTGAAGGCGTTCGTCGTATTCGTGCCGCCACGTCCCGGAGGCAATACGCCCCAATTCCAAGCATTGCACTTCTGGTCAATGGTCGCACGGTCATACGAGTTGCGGTTGATGGATGCAGTCACGGTCTGGTTGATGTTTTCGCTGATATCCAATACTTGTTGAATCGCCTGAGTCAACTGCGAGCCGGACGGCTTCTCCAATTCACGCAGTCGCCGACCATACTCGTTCAACGTGGACACGAGCTTGTTGGTCGCCTGAGCCGGATTCTTCACGTCAAGAACGTTTTCCTCATCGTCGGCCAATGGTGCGCCATCCGCCTGCTCGCCCTGATGCACTACGATTTCCATTACTCCACCGTCACTTTCACACCGTCGAACACGTCTCCCAACGTGAACGTAATCCAATTCGAGCTTTCATCGGCTTTGATGCCGGTGATGCGCCGCATATGCGCGCCATCCACATAATACCAGTCACCCTTCGTCGTAAACCTGATATAATCGCCGACCGTATAGTTGGCGAGCGTCTGATTCACGGAACGCAAATATCCGCGATGCACTTTCGCCTCGGTGGACGATACGGGCTGCCAGTAGACGGCAGCTGCCTCGTTCGCATACGCCTGCAACGTGTTTTGCAGTTTCACGGTCGAATGGCTGGAATCAACGCTCTCCCAGATTGGCGCTCCGGCCTTATCTAGAATATCCGTATATGCGGATACGACGAGCGTCTTATCATCAGACTTGCCGGACGTGAACCATTGCAACGAGGCGAGCTTGTCGCCGTCATCCGTTGCGGATAGGGATGCGATGCCCGGCTGCATGGCTGACGCGCTGAAATAGTGCGTCTCGCCACCCAACAGCGGATGGCCGGTCTTCATATGCCACTCATATCCCAATCCGTCAGCCGTGCGCGTGGGAAAGAATCCAATGTCGCAGCCGTTCTGATAGTTCGTGATGTTCGTCAACACTTCGCCCACATAGTTGAGGTCTACGGCCTGATAGTTCGCTTCGGACTTGCCGACCTCCGCAGCTTCCAACACGACGGGCACATGACTGTGGGGCCAGCTCATGGCCTGTTCGACGAGATTGCGCGCGACCGTGTTCCATGTGACGTTCCTGTACGACGTGTCGTATTGCGTGTCAGGCGAACCGTCCGACTTGATGAGGCTTTTCCCTTTCGCTTTCGCTGGAAGAATCGTCCTATGGTCGAAATACGTCCACATGCCCGACGCGACCAAAGTAAGTATGCCAGTGTCGGCGTCATATTCGCGGCGCATGAGCACGCCGCCGACCATAAGCCCGTCATCCTCCGCGACCATGACGGTCTTGCCGATGGCCGCAGTGTTCCTCAAATCCAACAGCCGCGCATCGTTTGCGATGTATTGGACGCGCGTATCGTCGGACGAAGCATAGATTGGCACTTTGACGGTGAGCGAATCCGTGTCGTTCAGTTTCATCTCCCATTCCGCCGACGTGTGCGGCAGGGGGATGATGCGGCGTCCGGTCAGCAGGTCAGCGAGATAGATTTTCACCGCCAAGCCTCCTTCCATTCGACCGTCATGGATGGCGTGCCCGACTGCACTCCCAACGGGGTGAACTGTATCGTCGCGTCACCGGAAGGACGGAACCAGTTCTCTTCGGTAAGAAACATGCTCAAATCCGACTGGTTTTGGAATAGGACGCGCTCATCGTCGAAGTCGAACACCATCGTCTCGTCGGGGTTGATTTGACGGTGGAATTCGACGGCCTCGCCGGTTTCGATGCAGTGGATGCGCACGCCTTCCGACAATCCGCCACGGATTTTCACGACAAGATGCGTCGGTGCGAAGCCACTGCCGGTGATGGCGACACGTCCAGGATTGCCAACCTCGCCTTCCGACAACGGGTCAAGCAGTGGGTCGGTAATGCCTTCACCATCTGTAGGCACGCCGACGGTCTGCGAGCGCAACGGCCCATACAGGTAGGGGGATGGTGCGAGCAGGCCAATCTGAAATGCGGCCTTGCCGCGATAACGGTATTCGTCCACGGTCATCGACCTGAGTTCCGCATCACAGGACAAGGCGACGCCAGCACCCTTTTGTACGGTGACGGTGACCAAGCGTCCGGCCATGCCGCGGAGACGGCGCATCATCTCGTCCGTATCTTCGACCGTACTGGTCGCATAGTATCCGTTGACGGTGATGGTGCGCCCATCATAGTATGTGGTGCCGGGAATGGCGTTGCCGTCAGTCCTAGCCCAAGAATCCTGTTCGGTCTTGGCTGACGGCAAATCGTCGAAACCGCTCATGGACACCAATGTGAACTCGTGTCCGGCATCGCCGTAAAGCGTGATGTCACCTACGGTGACGGTTATCGTGCTCAAGGTCTGACACTTCCAATCATCTCATTGTTCAAAGCGTATCCGAACCGGCGGGCCACCAGCTCCACGTCGCTCAACGGGCTTGCCACCACATTGTCGATGTGGACGCCGCCAGCATACCGCTGGTCGCTAGCCGCCACCATTCCAGTATAGTCTTTAAACTGCGGAGCCAACACCATGCCGAGATTGGCGGCGTCAATCTGGTCGAAATCCAAGGAGCTGAGCACGCCGTCAACCTGACCGCGAACGAACGCGCCTTGAGCGCCGATGGCCTTGCCGAAGTCTCGCATCAGATGCTCGCCGGACACGCTGGTGTAGCCGGAACCGGAGAACGGGCCGACCTTAGCGGGGGAGAACGGGAAGAAGTCTCGCACCTTCTGCAACGCGCCCTTCACTGCGCTTTTCACGTTTTCGACCGCGCCGAGAATGCCTTCCTTGAAGCCGTTCATCAACGCCGCGCCGGAATTCAGCAGCCATGAGCCAGCTCCGGAGAACAATCCCATGATGCGGCTTGGAATGTCGCTGATTTGGCTGAGAATCCTACCGCCCAATCCGGCGAACGCGCGTGCGATGTTCGCGATAATCGCAGGAATCGCGCTTACGACGGCCATGAAGATGCTTGGGAAGTTCGCCGCGATGCTGGTCACCACGCTGACGAAAGCGTTCAATAGCATGGGTAGTCCGTTGATGATGCCGGTCACCAATCCGCCGATGATGGCGGGCAGCTGGTTGATGATGGCGACGGCGATGCCCGGCAATGCTGCGGCCAATGAGGTGACCACGCTGGTGATGGCGGACATTAATGCCGGAATCAGTGTAGGCAACGCGGTGGCAATGCTCTGTCCGATGGACGGGAGCGCGGCCACTACGGTGGCACCCAACGTTTGGATGCCGGAAGCCAAGGATGCGCCGAAGCCGCTGATAAACCCGGCGATTGCGCCGCTGTTGTCTCCGATTGCGGAGAACGCGACCTGAATGCCGGTTATCAACGCCTGACCGAGCGAAGTCATGAGCGACGGAATCTGCCCTGCCATCGTGGCGAACAGCGTGCCGAACGTTTCCAGCATCGGCTGGCCGTACGTGCTGATGAAGGCGGGCAGTTGGGCGAACATGCTGGAGAACGCCTGCGTGATTTGCGGCAGGATTGCGGTCAACGCCGGTCCGAGCGTCTGTCCAACGCTTATGAAAGCGTTGGCGATGCCAGGAAGCGCCGTGGTGACGCTGGAAACCATCTGCGGCAACGCTGCGGCGAAAGCGCTCGCCATGGCGGGCAGTTTCGTCTGCACGCCTTCCAACGCATTGTCAAGACTCGACTGCCATTCCTCGAACTTGCCTGCCATCTGGCTCGGGTCGAGTTTGAACAATGTCTGGAATCCGGTGGTCAGGCCGGTGAACAATGCGCCGGTCACACCCAAGGAGGAGGCGATGCTGCCAATCTTGCCGATTGCCGCACCGCAGCCTCTCACCGCCGCGCCGAACCCCTTCAACGCGCCGGAAGACACTTTCAGCGCTGCGGAGCCGATGGAGGAGAAGGCGACCTTTCCCGCGGATGCCAGCGGGGCGAACCGTCCGATAAGACGGGTTACCGCACCTCCCAGCGTGGCTGACAGTCCTGCACCGACCGTCTTCGCCGCGGAAGTCAACGGGGTGAACGGATTCTGCCCTTTGAACGAGCCGAAAATCTTTTCCGGAATGCCACGGAACGGAATCGACAACGTGGATGCCGCTTCCGAGCCGAACGATTTGAGACCGCCCTTGACGGAGGAGAGTCCATTGCTTACCGCCGACCCGAGTTTTGACATGGTGTTGCCGATGCCGGTCGAATCCAGCATTTCGCTGAACGCGGTCTTGAATTCAGCCGCCCTGCCCTTCACGTTCTCGACCATGGTAAGCACGCCGGATTCCACGTCGGCTCGAAGGACTTCCATCTTCGTCTTGGCCGCCGCTGACGCGCTGGAGAAGATTTCGGTGAAGATCTCCTTGACCGGTGCCCACTGCTGCGCAGTGTTGGCCGCATAGTTGGACAATCCGGATTTCAGGTTGCCGAACGTCTGCATGATGCTGTCGGAGGCGGACACCGCCGAACCGACCAATGGGAGGAACACGTTCGGAATGTTAAGGCCGGTAAGCTCCTTGAATTCGCGGCCAACCTGCACGAGCTTGTCACGGTAGACATCCGCGCTCTGTCCGGCAGTGTCCAGCGTGTGGTAGATGTCCGAATCCACTACGATGGTGTCGGCGGCGGCGCGAATGTCGCGGAACGCTTGGACGAGGGTCGGAGCCTTCTTCCGTGCGGCGACATCCACTTCTGTGCTGAGGGTTTCGAACGCTTTGAGGAACGTTTCGGGAAGCGCGTCAACGTCCGAACCCATGGCATTCAGACCGTTTTGGAGCAGCTTCACATTGTCGGACACGTTGCCGACGCCGTTCCACAAGTTCACTGCGGCCTGTTCGACGAGGCCGAAGCCTTCCGCACCCTTCTGTCCGAAGCTGAACGCGCATGAACCCAAGTCTTCGAACGCGACATTGAACTTGCCGAGCGCGTTCTGCACCCTCGTCGATTCCGCCAATGTTTTCGACATCGCGTCGGCCATGGACGCGAGCTTGTCGATAGCCGCGGACGATGCGGACACTGCCGCGCCGAACACGCTGGTAAAGCTGGAGCCGAGTTTGATGAGCGTGTTCTTCACGCCGACCAGTGCGGTACCGATGAACGGGATTCGGGATGCGAACCGGTCGTTCGTGGCGACCATGAGGGAGAACACGGTGGTGCCGATGACGCCAACCGTGTTCAGAATGTCGCCCAAGGAGGTTAGGAGGTTGATGTTCTGCGAGTTTACGCTGATAAGATTCGTCAACGGGGCGAGGAACTGTTCGACCTGCTGCGCGTTGAACGCCCTGTTGACTGCCGGGGCAAGCTGGTTGATGAACGTTGCGGCCAAATTGGAGGCGGCATTCGACAATGGTACGAATCCTGCGAGCATTTCGCCGAACGTGTCCACCATGCCCGAATTGGAGATGGCGGTCAACGTCTTACCGATGTTGGCCGATACCGCGGTCGCAGCTTCAGCCGACCTTACGCCGACCGTGTTTTTGATGCTGTTCCATGCGCGGTCTGCCGTGACTGGCATGGTGGAGAACTGCTTTTCGATGGCGGCGGCATTCTCAAGCACAGTATCGTACAGGTCTTGGCCGCTGATTGAGCCTTCCTTGCCCAACTGTTTCAGTTCGCCTACGGAAACGTTGAGATGCTTGGCGAGCATTCGTGCGATTTGCGGCGCGTTCTCCATGATGGAATTCAACTCGTCGCCGTTGACAATGCCCTTGCCCAAGGCTTGGGTAATCTGACGCATGGCGCTGGACGCTTCCTGAGTGGACGCGCCAGTGCTAATCATGTTCATGTCGAGCAGTTTGGTGAATTTCGCCGCGTCAGCGTAGTTGGTCACGACTTCCGGCGCGAGCGTGCGCAGGCGTGCTGCGGACTGGATGAAATCGTCCGTGGTGACGCCGACCTTGTTCGCATATTCCAGTGACGCTTCAAGAGAGTCCTTATAGTCTCCAGAGGTGCCTACCGCGTTTTTCAGCATGGCGGTGGTCTGACCCCACTGGTTGCCCATTTCAATAATGTCGGACGTGACGCCCTTGACGGCCTTGCCGACCGATACGACTGCGGCGATGGCGGCGGCGGCGTTCAGATACTTGTTGAGGTCGAGGTTTGCGAAACTGTTTCCGAAAGCGTTGGCCGAACGCTGCCCACCAGCGGTGAAGGAGGCGAACACGCTGTTAAGCGCGCCTTTCACGCCTCCTTGCAGGTTGAGGTTTTTGTTGAACGAGCCTGAGAACAGTTTGGACATGCCCAAGCCGTTCGCTGTGAAGAGTCGGCTCGTGCCTGACGCCAGTTTGGGCTGGATGGCGGGGGTGAGCACCGCGCCCTTGCTTGCTTTGACAAGTGCGGACTGCAAGCCTTCCAACGATGGGAGTACCTGTATCCATGCGGTCGCAATGCTGCCCTTTGCCATCTATTGTTCCTTTCGGTGAAGACCCAACGCCTTGTTGATGTCTTCGGTGTTCATCGAATCGAGTTCGTAACCCTCCTTTTTGGTATTCTTCCGGTTTTCCGGCAGTACGCTTTTTGGTTTCCGTCCCTTGCCGGAGTATGGGGCGAGCGTTGACTGTTGAATGATGTCCAAGAGTCTGGCGGTAGCGCCGAACGTGCCTATGAGTTTCGCCCGTTCCAATATGGTGTATTGGCGTGGACTGCCGTATTGGCTTGCGAAGTCGGCCAAGATTTGACTGTCCCACTTGTCGGGGTTTATCGCATAGGTCAGTCTTTCGACTGTGATTCCGTAATCGTCGGCAATTTTCCCGACAAGTACTCCCATGCGTCGAGAATGTCATCATCGAACGCGTTCATGAGCTGTTCGTACTTGTTTTCGGTCAGGACGCCTTGCATGAGCTTGTCGATGAGCCACATGGTTTCCATGCCGTCTTCCACGCCTTCGGAGTGGATTGCCTGTTGGAATTTGCGGTTGCGGAGGAGTTTCGCGTAGGCGTCGGCCCATCCGTCGTTGAAGTCTTCAATGGTGATGGTTGGCTTGCGTTTTGCCATTGGATTTCCTTTCGTTGTCTGTCTATATAAGAATACCCCACATGCCGGTCAATAGACGCTGGCATGCGGGGTATGGTTCCCATACGGCTGTCACACTGAAACAAGTGACATGGTGTCGAATACGGAAGTCATCTCGCCCATACATACGACCTGAGCCGTCACCGGCAAGTCCCCAGTATTGAATATGCCAGAAAGCGTTCCCCACTCTTCAGTGTAGTGTATTTTCTTTGACATATCGAACAGGACAGCTTGCGTGCTGACGTCTACCACCTTGATGCGCACCGACGTGTTAACCCAAGTACGCAGGTAGGTCGAATACGTCAAGTTTTGATTCGGCGGAATAACGAATGTGTCCGAAGACACACTATGAGAGTACTCGCCGCCAACTGCAAGACAGTGGTCGCCACTATATGCGATGTCTCGCTCGGCAATGCAGTTCGATGGCGTCCATTTCACCGCTCCTTCCTCAAAGGAACCGTTCGGAATCAGATTATCAACAAACTCTCCAAAATCATAGGCACCATCGGAGTTCAGAACGCTCTTATAATGCACCGCACTCCAAACGTTATTACCTCCGCTCGTGCCGTCAACAGTAGATTTCACAATCTTCAGGTCGAATCTGGTGCCTTTCGGCAGGGCGAGGACGCCGGTGTACACGCCATCCTCACCCTTCGTCATCTTCACGCCTGAAGACCGCCCCCAAGGCTCGGACTGGCCTCAGTCTCCGACAATCTACATGGCACCACCTTCAGCCACCGTAGTATCAGTGACGGTGACTGTAAGGCGTTGATTTGGAGAGTCTACACTTTTGGGATGGTAATGTACTGGGTCTGAGCCGGAGCTGTGGCGGTCGGATAGGCGTTGATGGTGAACTCGAAGTTCACGAGGGCGGTATGCACATGGCTGATATCGCCGGTGATGAGGAACGTCGCATCGGGCATCACGTTACGGCGCTTACGGCCACCCTTCAGCATCTCGTCGATGACGATGACATGATGTTCAAGGTCGCCGGCCTGCTCCTTGACGGTGATGATGCCATCCTTCGAAGAGGATGCGGCGGTCACGATCACGTTGGCAGAACCGTAGGCGACCTTGAGGAGGTCTTCGTTCAATGCTTCGATGCACGTGCCGGTCCACGTCTTGGAGAACGTCGGGTCGGCCTGTGCGACGGTATCGCCGCCTGCGGCAACGATGTCATCGCCTGCGGTGAGGGATGCCGGTTCGGTCAGACCGTCTTCGGACAGGTAGCCGAGGCCGACGAATGCCGGGTCCAGTTCGGTGGTGGCGTCGGTTGGGATGGCGGTGCCCAGTGGGGCGACCCAAATGTAGCCGGACTTGTTGACACTTGCGCCCGGCTTCGAGAATGTCACGTTTGCGGAAGACTGCTTTGCGCCCATCTCAATTCCTTTCGTAGTTTAACGTTTGATGGGCGGCGTTATTGCCGCCCATGCGTGTGGATGATATCACGCTAAGGCGTGGGTGATGGCGTAGAACTTGCTGGTTCCACCGATGAAGCCCCAGCCGATTGCGACTTCGGTGCGGAGCATCACCTTGTTGACTGCGCCCAAATCGCCTTCGGAGGAATTGTCCGGATTGCCGGAGTCGAACACTTCGATGCCGGACAGCGGGATAGCACCCCACACGAAACGGTTGGCGAAGTCGCCTACCACGGCGTCGAGCACCTTGCTCTCCAGCTGGCCGGAGCCGGTGGCCGCGGCGGTGTCGGACACGGTGTTGGAGGCTGCGAGGGTGACGCCGCCGAGGTTGACCATGTTGCCGATGAGCGGAACGTCGGACGCATACTGGGTCGGCGTGCCAATGGTGGTGAGGCCGTCGCCGATTGCGGCCAAATAAGCGGAGGTGGTAACGCCCTGAGCGGAAGCGTCGCCCTGTGCGGCGACCTGTCGTACGGCCTGCTTGAATGCGGTGGCCGCTTCCGCTCCAGTGCCCGGAGTGTAGCTGATATCACCGGCCTTGTCGAGCACGTAGCCGTTGGTGCGTGCGACGGTGGACGCGGCCTTGGTGGCCGGATTCACGCCGAAGATGGGCGCGAAGTCGAGGGCGCGGCTGATGGCACGGTTCACGTAAGTGCGGTACTGGTCGAGAATACCGGCCTGATACGGCTGTGCGAGGATGCTCTGAAGCATGGTCTGCGGGGAACCTGCTCGGAAGGTGGCGTCGGTCGGATTATATGCGCCGTCAACGCCGAACAGCTGGAGGAACTTCTTCGGGAAACGGTAGGAGATGTAGAAGGTGATGGGGTTGATGGTCACGACGCCATTGGTCGCGTCGTTGGAACTCTTCTTCTTTTCGGCGTCGGTTTCGCCGGTGGCTCCTTCGCCGAAGATGCCCATTTCACCGGAGAAGTCGATGGTCTGCATCTGCGTGCCGATGAGGTCGATTGGAGTGCTGTTGGAAATCTTGGCGATGGCTCCAGCAGCAGGCTGGTCGGAAATCAGCTTGCGGTCTACGAAGCCGGGCTTCAGTTCGATTGTCGCTAGGGACATGACTGCCTTTCGTGGTAGGGGAATGGTGTCGGCCTTCTGCATTGCGGCCCCGACTCGGCCTCTACCACGATTGTTTCCGGCTGTGTGCGCCTCAACCCCACGGTCACCCAGTGGGTATGCCCATGCATTGTTTAACGACCGTGCTGGGCGGTTCAGGTCCGTACATTCTAGGGGAGGCGGTCGGACTTGGCATGATAACGAAGCTTCGAATGTCTGCCGACCATCTCCAAGACAATAGCATAACACCCCGTCTGACTTTCGTCAAACGGGGTGCTGTGCAAACCAGAATCACAAGAGAGGAGCTGCACATTGCTGCGCAACAGTTATCATTCTACCACCTTCTCGTCGCAGTTCGCGTTCGGCGTGTCGCCGGACTTGCGATATGGTCGGATTTGGCGCGGTTGCACTGCATGTGCGCCGGAACGAGATTGTCCATCCTGTCGCTTCCGCCAGCAGCACGCGGTATCACATGGTCGGCGGTGAACGCCAATGGATGCGCCGTATTACGGCCCCAGTAGAACGGTTCGCCGCAATAATAGCATGGCGCTCCAGTACGCTTGGTGCGCTCGCGGAGGATGGTGCGGTTGCGGTGGTATAGTCCCGTATCCTTACCCATTTCAGGCAATCACCTCCCTGACCTTGCGTTCCTTCGGACGGTTGACGCCACGATACCATGCGGCGATGCTGACGCCCTTCAAACCGGCAGTGGTTTCGGTCTTGCGTATCGGCGCGAACTTCCACTGGTCGTCCGAACCGGATTTGAGCTTCTGCGCGTTCTGCACTTCGGCGGTCAACTGCGGATTGTTCGTATGCTTAAACCGTCCCTCGTTCAACAGGTCGAGGAAGCCCTGCTGCGAGGCGAGGAATTCGGTGCCGGTCAATTGGATGACGTTCAATCCGCGGGGAAGCATATCCCTTATCGGATTGTTCAAACCGCCCGCATCCAAAATGAGCGTGGTCTTGCGCGGGCGCGTCTTCAACTCGTCCACGACCCACTGCCATGATTCGGTGGTGGGACGTTCGTCCACGATTTCTCCGATGATGTACGCCCACTTGTCGTAATGCTGGGAGCCGACCGTCACCTCTTCCGTGTTGGCGGCGACGCTGAGGGCGAGCGTGCTTGTCGCCGGGTCGAAGGTGAGCGCGTAGACGAGCGTATCGCGGTCATGCTGGAGGTCGGAGTATGCGCTGTCCCACAGGTCCATCGGGATTGCTGGCGGAATGCTGTCGGCCCACCATAGGCCTAAGTCTTGGATGCGGAAGTCTATGAGTCCGTCCGTGCCGCCCTGTTTGGCTATCGCCACGTCGGTGAGGAACGCTTCGCGTGGAATCACGTCGGGGTAGAGCGGATTGGTGAGCGCCCACAACTGTTCGTCTTCGATATCCGCCGTCTCATCGTCGATGCCGTAGCGTACCGCATACGACATGTCGTCGTTCTCCGCATTGTCGAGAAACACGTTGAACGTGTCTCCGATGGACGAAGGGAGGAACGGGGTGCCCGTGTAGATTATCATCGCCATGCGGCGCGTCTTCAACGTCTTGGAAATCATCGCCTCGTATTCAGAGCGGAGTTCCTGCGCCTCATCGAAGATTACAAGGTCGAACGTGCCACCCATTCCTGCGGAAGCGCTCTTGCGGGAGCGGAACCGGACGAACGCGCCGTTCCTCAACTGTAGGCGCTCGCGGCCCATGGTGGTGCTGAAATGTGTGACTTCTGCTTTCAGTTCGGGATTCGAATCGATGGCGTCTTTCAAATCCTCCATGATTTTGTTGGCGGCTATCTGCTCGTGCGCGGTGACGAGCACGTTCAGTCCGAGCACGAACAGGTAGTAGAGGATTGGGGCGGTGAGGATTTTGGTCTTGCCGTTCTGTCGCGGCATGTTCAACGCGACGCGCTTGTATTTCCAAGTGCCGTCCTTCTTGCGTTGGAAGGCGTTGTTGAGGAATTCGACTTGGAACGGGAGGATGGCGTTTCCTCGACCCCAGTTCACGTATTCCGCGGCCATGATTGCCACGTCGGATACGGGGCGTACGTTCGCCCTCCAGTTTGGGTTCTTCATCAGCATGTTATACCACCTGATACTTCTTGAGGATGTCGGCGTCTGCGCCCTTGCCGTAGGCGTCGCCGATGGATGCGATGTCCTGCGCGGTCTGCGGGAACGTGATGTCGTAGTCGAGGGTGATGCCCAATGGTTCGAATACCGCGTTCAAATCCTGTTTGATGATGTAGATGCGGCTGACAAAGCTTTCACGGTTCGACACCAATGATTGGGTGGTCGCTCCGAGCGTGTCGAGAATCTGCGCATCCTGCGGGGGGAGTCCTGTTTCCATTTGGAAGCTCAACACCGTGTTCTGCAGGAGGGTTTTAAGCTGTCCGTTATCCCATTGGCTGAGTCGTTTGACTTCCGGTCGAACGATGGTGTCGTGGTCGTCGTTGGCGTCGAATTTCGTCCAATTGGATGGATTCTTGTTCGGGTCGGCTTTGATTACCACGTCGGGGGACGTGCCGACCACGACTGGTTCGGGCAGCATGAGGTGTTCGAGGTTTTGGGAGATGAGACCTTCGATGACCATTGCGCGCTGCGCCAACAGTACGGCTTGGTCGGTGACGGGCGCGTGGCTGAGGGTGAGGCATCGGAGGTTTTCGTCGATTTCCTCGGCGTTCTCGTCATAGCAGCGACCATCCAAGCCTACTGCGGAGACTTTTTCCAATGGCAGGTCTGCCGTGGGTAGGTAGTCGGCACTGAGCGGGTCGCCGTCCTGCATGAGGAAGTAGGAGTTGACGCCGCCTACCGCTTTGGCGAGGATGCGGGTGAAGCTGCGTTTGCCGACCGCGCTGAAGTTGCTGACTCGCACGCGCATGGCGTACGCGTTTTTGACGAGTTCTATCCATGGGAATGAGATTGTCTGTTCGTCCACGATGGTGAGTGTCATGCGCGTTTCGCTTCCTTCGCTACGAGTTTCTGAAGAGTGGTTTTGGGTGTTTTGGCGGCGGTTGTCCGGCTTTTGTGCGAATCGACTTTCACCGCTTCGTCGAAGTTTTTGGTCATGGTCATGAGCAGCTGCATGAAGCTGACGTAGTTTTTCTGCGCGTTGATGGCCATGCTCATGTTGTATTCGCGGTCATCGTCGGCTGTTTCGGCTTTTCGCGCGTACTCTTCCATGTCGGAGTAGGCTTTGTCGATGAGTCCGTTGACCTGTTCCATGCGGCTTGAGAGGGCTTCTTCAGTCTTCCCTGCCATAAATCCTCCTTAACCGTTCTGCCATTTGGCGTCGTTGTTCTCGATACCATCGTACCATTTCGGCTTTCATGATAGTGCGTCGCGTCTGGCTTTCATGGTATTGCGGGTCCGTGTTGTTGATGGTCGGTGTCATGTGAGGCTGCTCCTTACGTAGATTTTGCAGTCGCATCCGGCGTGTCTTACCCAGACGCCGTAATGGTTCGCGTCGTAGGGGTGCCAGATGCCGCACCGTTCGAGGCACCATGAGCACGTCTCGCCGACCGATTCGCGTACGACTTCCGTTGTCGAGTCGATAGCGAACAGGTTTGCGGTCGCCTCCTGCATCGGCTGTACAGCCAGTTCGCGCTTGTATTTCGCGAGGAAGTCCCTGACTGTCTTTTCGGAATGCTGTTGGCTGAGGAGCCAGCCGATTTTCTTGCCGAAACTGTCGGAGTCGAGTCGTTCCAATCCTAGTCCTGCGGATTTTTCGGCGACCTGCTTCCAGATGTCGCCCAAGACTTTGCCGGCCATGTGCTTGTCTCCGCTGCTGGCTGCTGCTTGGGCTTGGCGTACCTGTTCGTCGGTGATGATGTCTTTGGCTGTCGGTGAGAGGATTTCCATGAGGTCTTCGACCGACTCCTGCGTGGTTTTCAACTCAGGTACTCCATCTGGTAGTTGTAGACGGTGGATGTGCGTCCGTCTTTGGTCGGCTGCGCGTCGGTGGTGTTGAGCAGTGGCGCGCCCATGATGTCCCAGAGGCTTTGATTGTACCAGTCGGTCAGTGCGTCGCCGATTTCCGCGCTGAGCGTGTTGTCGGTTTCGCCCGTGAGGTCGCGTGTGACCACGGTGATTGCCACGTCCAAGTGGCGTATGTATGGGGTGATGTCGGACGCGTTCTGGCGGGTGACGATGATGAGCGGATACTGGCTGGGGTTTTTCACGGTCGGATACTTGTCGTATACGCGCATGTTGAGCCGTTGGGCTAGTCCGTTGATGATGTCTTCGACGATTTCATTGTCTTTGCTCACAGTCCGAATCCTTTCAGCGTGTCGCCGGAGTGCGGCGTCACATGGTATTTGATTTCCGTTCCGGCTCGGCGTGTTCCGTTAAATGTGCTGAGCGTGCGGTATGTGGTCATGGTCGGCGGCTTGCCCCTGTATGAGTCCATTCGCAATTGCGGCATGATTTGCGATGCGACACGGCGGGACTCCTGTTGGAATCCCGCCGACTGCATGACGATGTTGGTTGCCGCGTTCGGTGCTGCGACCATGATTTTGGCACCTTTGAGTCTTGCCATTAGTATTGCACCTGCTTCGCGTTGAAGCTCCATTCGAACGGGTTGAACATGACCCTGTTTTCTGGGTCGATGGGCGGTTTGATGGAGGTGACGCGGTAGGGGTTTCCTTGGTATTCGAGTTCGCCGCCGACGATTTCCGGTGGCGTGTCCGGGGTGGTGACGTGGATGGTGAGCGAGTCCACTTCGGTCATGTTGTCGTAGGTGCCGGTGTCTTCGCTTGTGGTGTTCGCGGTCACTAGGGCTTTGAGCGTGTATTCGTTTTCGCCGGTGGTGACGGTGATTTCGTGTGTTTTGAGTCCGTAGTGCATTAGAGTTGGAACCTTGCTATGGTGGCTCGTCCGACGCCCAGCTGTTTGAGTTGGTTGCTGGTGAAGAACACGTCGTCCGTGTTGCCTCGCCATTCGCCGGTGAAACTGTAGCCGCCCGCCGTTTGGGTGAACGTTTTGAACGCGCTCAGGTCGGTGTCGCTGTCGGACGTTGATTCCTTGCGGCTTACGTCCTGTGCGACACTGACGCCGATGATGTCGGCGACCATTTGGCGCGTGAGTGGGTCTTCTTCCACCTGCTTGTCCAAGTCGTCGCCTTGGTTGCGGTACATCATGCGGAGCACGTTTGAGGCGGCTCCGCGTTTGCGTTCCTCGTAGTCCACTAGGTTGACGGGCACTTTGTGGCGTAGGTATGCTTCGGTGTCTTCGACGGTGGCGAGCGGCTTCAGTTCGTCGGTCAATTCTTTTCCTTCCAATCGTGCATCGAAAGCCCCAGTTGCAGGACGCGTTCGGCAAAACGTTTTACCAGCTTGTCCTTCTCGTTTTCGTCCAACTCCATTAGCGATGTCAACACCATGTCATCGTCGATGATTGAGAGTGTTGCCGGAACGCTTTCGTCGCGCATCGTCATGCCGAGGATTCGGATGTCACGCATGCGCCGCACCCATCCAGTCCGGCGTCTTGACGGTCGGCTCGACGGTCACCGGTGTGACGCGCGTGCGGCTGTTGATGCTGGCGGCCAGCTGCTTCTCGAATTCGTCGAGACGCGTTTCGTCTTCCGGCAGGAGTTCGGCACTCAGGCCATACTGTTCGGCGATGGCGTTGCGTTTCGCCTGCAACAGTCCGAGGCTGATGCCCTTCTCACGGGCTTCCTTGACGCGCGCATCGGTCTCTTCGGCTAGTTTTCGGGCGTCTTCGGCTGCTTTCTGGGCTGCTTCGAGCTTTTCGCGTTCCTTGGCGAGCTTTCGGCTGATGATGGCGTCGAGCTGTGCTTGGGTGATTGTCGGCTCCTGCTGTGTCGTGGCTGCTGGGCTTCCAGTCGTGCCTTCAGAGCCTCCCATTCCGGTACCGGTCGCATTCGGGTCTGTTCCTTCCACTAGTCGGATTCGCTGCATGATGTATCGTTTGAAGTTCATACCAGTCTTTCCAATCTTAACCGCATCGTGATTTCCACGATGTCCGTAGCAGCATTATACGCCCTGCGCAGGTCCATTCGCGCTTTCAGCGTTTTCGGATTGTCATAGTCGTCGGGCAGTGTGGAGAGTTGCCGTCCGAGTGATTCTTGAATGGCGCGGGCTTGGTTTTCAATCGTTTGGATGGATGCAGTCAATCGTCATGTCCTTCTTGTAGGTCGCTACGAGGCAGTCGTGTTCGTAGCCGCCTTCGTCCACGGTCTGTATCGTCGTGTAATGCACTGGCGTGTTCGCGTAGTCGGAATACCATGCGAATACGAGCATGGCGGTCAGTGTGATGGCGATGATTCCGTAGGCGATGGTGGTGTACAGGTCGCGCAT